AAGTCCTGACCAAATAAAGCATAACTTGAAATGTTATCGTGACCGCTTCCGTTATAGAATTTAATATCGTGCGCTAAAACATCGCTTTCACCATACAAATATAGTAGTGTAGGTTTTGGCGTATAAGCATTGTAACTATCGTTTAAGAAATATCCGAAAATTGCATAGTCGCCCATATTATCTTCAGAACGTGTAAATAACAAATTCTCAAAAGGTGATTCTATTACGTATTCGTCACCATCGTAAGCGTATTGATATTCTACGTTACCATACTGCTGGTTCGTAATCTTAAAATAGTTTTTGTTTACAAAACTTTCCGAGTCTTGGTATTTAAACGCAATTTTCTTATACAGCTTTATTCGTTCAATGTCTATTGATTCTAAATCAGTAAATTCAGTTACATCAACTATAGCGCCTTTAGCGTACCATTCGTCTAATGGTAATATTTCAAATTCGTTTTCTGCTACACCTACACACGTAGCATTGAACTCCTTTAAGATACCCGAAAAGAAGTCAGATACTTTCATATCAGGCATATAGTTAGATATGCTTAAATTACCTAAAATACCTGTTGTATTAGTTTGAATCGTAGCTAATGAATAAGTTACGTTACCATTGTAAAATGCAAAAGGTTGGTAGAAAATAGTGCAATCAACATTCATATCATTAGTCGCACGTAATTTAAAAGTAAAGTTAGTGTTTAATCCTGAAGTGTTTTGAATTGTTAGATTGAAAGCATTAGGAATAGCAGTTTGAAAAGTTTGGTAATAGTTTCCGTCTTGAAATACGTCTATGTATAAAGTTCCTGCTACACTAATTGAACTAATGTATATTTGAATTTTATGTTCGTAAACATTAATATTAAAGTCTTGAACGTTAATTGAATTAGTAGCTAAGTCAACAAAGTCTTCTGCATTTTGCGTGCTTACATTACTCCAATCAGTATAATTCAAATTTGTTTTAGAAATTAGGTCTACATTTACAGCTTCAGTAATAAATTCAAATTGATTCGTGTTTTTGCCCATTAAGAAAACATTAGTAAACTTAGGGTCTGCTAAAAATGTTCCGTAAAATGTTAGTCCGTAAGTGCTTTCTATAGCTGCAAGTAATTTAACAACTTTAACCGCAGGAAATAACTCGTTATATTGAATTGCGTGTGCCGTATCTGTTACGTCTTCACTTCCGTGGTGATATGTCCATAACCTCGTGTTTGCAATTAGTGGGTAACGAACATCGTAATCAGTAGTCAAGTCTGTAATTCTATCTAATATTTCTGCACCTGAATACGCGAATTCTAACGAAGTTAAATCTAAGTCGGTTAACTTGTCTTCGCCAAAGGCATCTTTAAGCGTTCTAATGTCCCCGTAGAACGTTATTTGGTAGCTTTCAGGTTGTCCGTCTTTTAGGTTAGCCTTCTCTAAGCTAATTTTACCACGTCTAAATGGAGTTAAGTCTATTTCAATATATGCTTTTCGTCTTACGTTATGGTCTACTAAACCATTAAAAGGTGATTGAATGTCGCCTACGTCACTTTGGTAGAAGTGTTGAAATATCGCGTTGTTTATAGTCGAAGCAGGAACGCTGAAACTTTGAGAAAAGTCGGTAAATACTTTGCTTATGTCCGAAATATTTTGAACACTTGAATTTACTACTACTTGTTCATCGTTGAATAGTTCTATTTGTTCGTAGTCTCCACTATCCTGTATTGGTTCAATCCAAATTTGTATCCGTCTTTTCATTACACTACACTATTTATAACATCGTAAGCAAATTCAAATTCTATTTGGTAGTTAATCATTTTAGTATTTACGCTTTTGAATAACTCCGTAGACTTCGTGTTTATCTTCGCAGGGTAATTGTTAATTATAATCCTTTCACTTAACATTAGTTGTTTAAGTAGTTCGTTGTAATCTTCAGTCACCCAGTCAGTATTTACTTTGATAGACTTCTTGCCGTTGGTGTTAAACATTTTTCGTTGACCTTCTAACGTGTTATAGTTAGCAAAGCTACTTTGCATTGTGTTATATTCCGTGTTTTCAACGTTAAACGTGTCATTGCTTGCAGCGTAAAACCAAGTTCTTTGCCAGCATCCGTATTTATTTACGAAGTCACAAACTACAGGAACGTACTTACAATTCAAATAAGGTTTAAAGTAACCTGTCCACAAAACATTGTTCGAAGTGTCTAAAATTTCTAATTTGTTTCCTGTAGCGTAGTAGTTAGGATATACGCGCATAACATCCGTCAACTGGTTGTTAGTTAAGTTCTGCGTAAAGGTTGCACCACTAACTAAATTCGTGTACTTCGCTTTATATGAAGTAGCAGACTGCACCATTATAAACCCGCTTCTATAATCATTTTGCGTACTTGGGTTTTGATTTGTGTCGTAAGCATAATAAAATGTCCCTTCGTCGTGCAATATATCGTAACTCAAAGCAGGATTATAACCTTCTTCGTAATACCCAAATCCATCGAATCCTTTATAGTTGTCAGTACCTAACAAAGTGTAAACACCTGCGTCTAATTTATAGCGCTTAACTTGTACGTTGCACCATTGCGTAGTTTGCGATGCTGAAAACGTGTTATAAGGCGTTTGCCTTGTGTTCCAAGTTATGTATTCACGAACATATGGACTTATGTTATAATACGTGTTTAAGTTGTTTGTAGCAGGAATTAATTTACTCAAAGTATATTGTGGCGAAGCAGGCGCTGAACCTGTACCATTCCAAATGAATAATTCTATTTTACTACCTTCTTGTCCTGATTCGTTTATAGTCACTATGTAAGGTGAACGTACAAATATTCCCATTTCTTATTGTTTAAAGTTTTCGTTTAGTATTTCGTCAAATAATTGTTCTGCTTCTAATCCGTATTTTTCTACGAGTCCATTAGGTAACTGCTTAAATGCTTGTTCAAATGGTTTAGTAAAAAATAGACTTGGTTTTAATCCACGCGAATATATGTTACGCGCTATGACATAGGCTAAAGATTTATAGTTGCCTTTTGCATACTGTCCTTTCTCATTTCTAAATCTTATGTTTCGTCTTTTTGCCCACTTTTCAATACTGCTAACAAACATTGACCACGTACCGCGCTTAGTACCACTGCCAAATTTAAACCTGCTGTTAGGCGCTTGTTGACCTTTTATTCTTGCGTTAGGACTTACGTTACTTGGGTTAGCACCTTTAACACCTTGGTCTTGATACCAACCGTACTCTTCCATTTCAAAAGTTATCTGAATAGAGTTAGCGCTTTCCTTTACATAACCACGAATAGAATCTTTTAACGTACCCATTGATTTAGGCGCGTTTCTTTTAGCCTCGTTTATTACGTGGTCTCTAAATTCATTCAAGAAGTCCTGAACGCTTTTTAACATATTGTCATATCATTAGGAAACAAAACGTCAAATGTCATAGTCCAACCAGCTAAATTGTTTTCAAATCTATCAATGAAAGGTTCACAAGTAGGAGTTCCGCTTACTTGGTAGCCATCTGTGTACAAGTCTCCTCTTCTTATCATTTCGTATAGTCTGTTAAGAATAGCTAACTGCGTATTTAGTACGTCTAATTCGTTGTCATTACCTTCGAATAAATCTGTTGTTTCGTCTTTTGATATGTCTACAATATCCATAGCTAAAACGCTAACATTCGACTGCTGAACATTATTTACAAACTGAACATTGTTAACAATTATATGAACTAACGGAAAGATAGTTTGCTTATTCAAATCTATTCTAAATATATCTCCTTGTGTTACCGTGTTTACTAACGGGTCGCTATCAAAGTGCGTTTTAATCTTCGATAGTAGGTTGTAATATCCTGTCATTTTCTATATTGTTTTTTAAGTTCGTTTGCTTCGATTTGGTTTTTTTGCTTTTCGAAAGTAAGATAGGTGAGACATTGAGTAAGTCTAAGTCTTGTAATTTCGTCAAACTTTGTAGGGTCTCCTTTAGCGATTGCATATATGCTTCCATACCAACCCCATCTTTTATTGAATTGTCCGCGTTCGGTAAAGTCGCTAAAGTTGCTTTGCTCTTCTTCATCTCGCGTTGTAAAAAGTTCATCGTAGCTACTAATAATTCTTTTTCTAAATTGTAAAAAAAAAGCGTTGCACTTATTGCTACTGATAATGGAGCGAATTTCATTAAGTCTTGAAAGTCTACGTTTGGTTCGTAGTCTATTATTTCGTAATTGTCTTTCTTTCGTGTTTTTATAGGCCTGTATAAAACCGCTAACGCTTTGTGATAGTTTTCCCAACTTTGAATGTGCGATTCTAAGTCTACGTATTCACCAAAAGTAATTTCTTCAAGGTTAGGAATAAAACCAAATTCGTATTGACCTAATTTAAACGTTCTTTTTAACTCTGGTCTTTCACTAAACAACTTGGTAAAATGCTGTATTAAATCGTTTAAGTCAGTTACTTTTATTTTAACAACGTCTTTTAAATCTATTCCGCAGAATATTTCAATCATTTTCTGCGCTATAAATTCTTCGTCATTAGAATTTGTTTGCACTTTAATAAAGTCCTGATACCTTTTTAATGGTATTTCGTCAAGACTTGTAGGTATGTTTACTTCAACCTTCATAATAATATAACTTTATTTTTTATTATCGTAGTAAGCCTTTGCTACTCCATAGGCTTCGAATAGCATTCTAATGTGTAACATCATTCGTTGTGGATTGTCAAAGACTATTCGTATTTTCTTATTCGTCTTTTCGTAGATAAACGCTTCTACTACTGCTATAGCTTCGCGTATTTGTGGGTCGTTCATCGTATAAAGTATTGTCCGTAGGTAGTGTTTAAACCTAACGTTTCCATTTCGTGATAACGTAGCGCGTCAATAGCGTGGTTAAAATGGTCAATAGGCTTATTTAAGCGTGTTCCTTGCTTATCAGTATCCCAAGTGTAACTACGAAGTTCTTTTATTAAATCAACGCTTTTAGAAGTCACTAAATAGCTTTGTCTTTGCATTACATCTATTCCGTAGTTTATAGAGTCTTTACCTTTTGTTACTGCTTTAATTGTTTTTCCGTAGCGTCTTATCTCTTCAATACTTTTTGGTTCTGCGCTATCAGCATATATTGGTACGTTGTTAGGTAATAACTTTGCTATGTCAGAGTTTAATAGTCCTGTTTGGTAAACAAGTTGATTTACTATTCGTGTTTCGTTATGCTTGTATATTTCTATTATCGCAGTAGGGTCATTCGTGTAACCAAAGTCTAACCCTATTCCTATTAACTTCGCTTCAGTTGGTATAACATCTATTTGTTTCCAGTTGCTAAATACTACACCTTCTAAACTTCCAACTTGACCTTCACCGTACACTTTCCACCAATTAGCCCAATAAGAAGAAGTCTTCGCCTTTTCTCTATTCTTTTCTATTTGTTGAACTATGCTATCGTCTAAGGCTTCGTTATCTTTGTAGGTTAGAATTATAAAGTCGCTGTCTGATTCGTCTTTTAGTTCGGTGTGTACCCAAAACTCATTAGCAGGATTAAAGTCTAAAAAGACTTCCTTCTTTGTACGTATAGCTAATTCGTTATATGCTTCAAATGGTACGTTATTACACTCGTTAATATACAATATGTCACGCCTTGCACCTCGTAGTTTAGAACTATCGTCTGCGCTAAAGAACTCAAATATACTTCCGTTTTTTAATTGATACGTTAATAGTGATTTATTAAATTGGTCATCGTAAAACCTATTAGTCCATTTAAGTATCTTCAAAAAGTCTTTTAATGCGCCCCTTCTTAAATGTGGTATTGATTCAGCTACTATGCTTATTTCTAAGTTAGGTTGCTGTATTGCTTTGTTTATTAAGACTGCTAAAATAGAATACGTTTTGGAAGCTGCAGTGCCACCCTGAATTATTTTAGTTCTTCTTTTTAAACCGAGAACTTTATTTGTCGCTGTCGTTCTCCGAAACATCAGGGAATAATGGTTGTTCAATATTCGTTTGCTCTATTTGCTCTTTTAGGTTGTTTAGGCGCTGTGTAATACTCGCATTGTATTGTCCTACCATACCTCCTGTGATTTGGTCTTCTCGTATTTCTTTGCGTATACGTGAACAGATGGGGGTATATTCTTCGTATCTTTTATCTCTATTTTTAAAATAGTCTTCTACTTGCCCTACAATATCCCAACAAAAAACTTCGAAGCCTTCCATTGTTAGTGGTCTTTCAAGTGGTTCTGCTCTTTCTTCAAATTCTTTACCACCGAATACGCTTTTAATTCTTGGGTTAGCTTTTACGTCTTGTTTGTATCTTACGAATAGTTCGTATAGTTGTTCGGGACTATTTAAGTTTCTTGGTCTACCTACTTTTGCCATTTGATTCGTGTTTTATTAGTTGTTAGCGCTTGTTTTAAAATAGTTTAAAAATTCGTCTTCTGTTAGTTCCTCTACTCCAAAGAAGTTATCGCAGTCTGTTTCAATGTAAATAATATGCGCTCTTTGTTTTTCTAAAGTGCGTCTAATTATTTCTGCGTATTCTTTAACGTCTTTGCCGTAGTCAATTATAAAGTATTTATTTTCCGTATTCATCGGTTAATGTTTTTAGCTTTTGTAAGACGTCACGTAGACAACTTCCGCAGCTTGTAGGTTGCATATTTTTATGGAAGGTTCTATTGTATATTTCTAATATTCTTAGTTGCTCACTTGGTCGCATTTGGTTTCGTGTTTCGCTAAACCACCAAGTTAAAAACTCATATTCGTCTTCGTGTAAACATTCAGGTTTATTATAAGGGAAAAGTTCGTTTAGCTTTTGCTTACGCTCTTCACATTTACAATCTTCTCCAAAAACCCACTTAGCAACCTTTGCAATACCAGTTGTTTCTAATACTTGCTCAATAGTATCTCCAAGTCCTTCTGCTTTTTTCTTTCTTCTTGCCATTCTTTTAATATTAATTCGTAATCCGTGTTTTTATAGTCTTCGTAGTCTTCTCCTACGTTTTCTTTTAAACGTTCCTTACAATGCTTTAACGTTTGAAATATACTCTTTGTGCTTATCTTAGTTTCTTTGCTTAAATCACGTATTGATTTACCTGTACGTTTGTATAAATCAAATAACATTTGGTCATACCAGTGCCAAGTCTGTACTTCGTTGTTTATGTATTTTAGTATTTCTTCGTATGCTTCGTGTTTTGCTAACTGCGTATCATCGTAAGCTAATTGACCTATTTCTTCAATGCTTACTTTCGGGTGTCTCGCTTTGTGCTTTTCAAAGTCTAAATACATATTCCTAAGAACAAAGTAAACATAACTTTTATTTACACTTCCGTTTGTTATGATTGATTCAGGCTTACAATACTTTAACATTCGTAAATAGCTTTCTTGCACAATGTCTTCAGCGTAGAAGTATTCGCCGAAACTTTCGACTATGCGCACATACTCTTTGTGGTGTTTAGCTACTATGTTTAGCCATTTCATTTAAGCAAATATATGATTATTTTTTAAACAAACAATAGACGAAAATATAAACAAAAGGTTGTTAATAAAAAAACCCACTATAAAAGTGGGCTTCTTCCTTCTTGATAGTACTGTCTACAAACGTACTTATCTATCTTTTGTAAGGTGGATAAACTTACGTCTTTTCCTTCTAAGAATTTGTCTAAGTTGTATTGGTGGAACTTTTCACCTTTTAACTTTATTTCTTGTACTATTTGGTTTCGTGTTTTTCTACGTAGTAACTCCTGAAGTAACCTTCGTAGAGTGTAGTCGTCAATGTACATAACTAAAATGGAAGGTCTTTGTTTATTACTTGCTCGGGTTTAATCCATTTGCCTTGTGTAGGTTCTTCCGTCTTTTTGTAAGGCTCTGAAATCTTTACCGAAAAGTAAGTAGTTCCTTTTGCGCTTTGCTTAACCCATAACGCTATCTCTTTTTCTTGACCATCTACGTTAATAGTTCCTTTGTAGTCTGGATGCGTGTCCGCCTTTTTCTCGTTTTTGAAGATTGCTCCTCCGTTTACTTTTGTTTCCATTTTTTATTTATTTATTTGTTTTACTTTTTCTAAATATAGAACTGCGTCCATAAGTTCTTCCTGTAGGTGTTTTAGCCATTCTAAATGACTTAATTCGTTTTCTTGTAGTGTAGTTCCATATTTCTTTATTCCACGCTCTGAACGCGCTCTAAATTCGTTTATTACTGATTCCACTATTTCGTCTTTTTGCATCTTATTCTGATTTAAAGGTTAATTATTTCTTGTTTGACTTGTTGCCAGTAATCATTCTTATGCGGAGCATAAATAATGCTGTGTTGCGGGTATTCCATTAAATTATTATGCATTATTTCATCAACTGCTATCAATGCACATTCTTTAGCATTTTTTTTTCTCTTTAAATACCAAGACTCCCACTTACCATCCTCGTCATCTGGTAAACTAAATTTTGTAAATAAACTAACCAATTCTTGTGCTTTCTCTTTCGGTGTCATTCTATTCTGATTTAAAGGTTTCTAATTTAGTTTTGGCTAAATAATAAAGTTCTGCATATTCTTGCATTGCTTTTATTATTTCTTCTCTTTCCATAACGCCATCTTTTGAGAAATCAATATACTTGTTTAGTATTTCAAGTCTTGAATTAAGTAACACAATATCTTTTTTGTCTTGGTTCATCTTATTCTGATTTAAAGGTTTGATTGTAGTATTGTTCGCTTGATGATTCACTATCCCAATTTGTAGTGCCATCAAACCAAGCTTCCATTATCTGCTCTTTCTCCATATCTTTGGCTACATTAATTACATTCTGTATAGCATTATTATTTAATTCTATACGATGTAATGTTAAATACTTAACCAACCATTCTACTGCTGTTTGTTTCATATCGTATCGAATAACTGGTTATAATACTCTCGTGCTAACTCTATCTTTTCTTGTATTTGCCATATTACTGTTTCGTCACGCTCTACTTTAAATACTTTGATTCGTCTTTCGTTAGGAATGTGGTCGAAGTTATGCTTCTTTTGTACAAAATCACGGATGTCTAAATCTTCG